CCGTTCATGGCAACGGAAGCTGATATGGCGGCGCTCTTGAAGGATACCCGGGGGCCGTTGGTTGAATACAACGCGGCAATCAAGGACGGCGATAAAATCGCCTTCCGCGCAACTCCCCTTGGTTCGTCCGTCTATACGGCTACGCAACCGGCGGTCAATCCAACCCCGGCGGGTTGGGGTCCTCCGGCGGGCGCTCCGGCTCCGGCTCCGAACCCGGCTCCGAACCCGGCTCCGGCAACGGACGGAGCGAAACGGGGAACGTATAAGTTTGCGTCGAATATCCTTCCCCCGGCGGCGGCGCGGGGCGGGCGTGGTTCAACCGTCTACGGGTTCGAAACCATGGACGTAAATCAATCGTTCTTCATTCCGGCGACGGCGGACAACCCGAACCCCGCAAAACGGATTGCGTCTACCGTATCGTCTGCAACGAAACGGCTGGACCCGAAACGGTTCATTGTTCGGAGTGTCACCGCTAACGCGGATATGGCGGGGCAATGGGGCGTTGCTGAAGGCCAGAAAGGCGCGGGTATCTGGCGAACGGAATAGCCACATTGCCCTAGCGGCTCGAATGTGTTAACCCCTGTCGTTGGAAACTCCAACGGCGGGGGTTTTAATGCGTTGGCTATATGTATCGCTAATGCTTACGGCTGTCGTAGCTGAAGGTTGCGCGGTAGCCCCGGTAACAGTTTCGCCGTTGACATTCGGCTACCCGGGGGGTGTAGGTGGACCCATTGGAGCCTATCCGGGAGGCTATCCGGCTCCGGCTCCCCCTCCTGTCCCCCCGCCTCCGGGTATGCAATCTCACATTAGGCTACCTTCTTGCGGTCAATGTCATAGGTGAATTTTGAAATGGCATGGTTAACGCAAGTTGAAACGAAGAATGAAAAGGAACTTAAACGCAAGTTTGCTGAAGAACTCTTGCGTAATCCGAATGACCCCTACGGCGCGGCCTATCGTCTGTTCGGAACGGATACTATTCGGGCGCTACAAGTTTCGCAAGCTTGGGTTATTGACCCCTACGTATTAGAGGTTCAGGCCGAACTACTAAAGGAATTTGGGGAAGATGAATACCTTCCGTCAAAGGCGATACTGGCCCGTCGTGTTTTTGACTTGGCGGACAGGCCTAATACGGACGTTAAGGACAGGTTGGCGGCTTATAAGCTTTACGCCGAAATCCGTTCGTTCATTGCAAAACCGGAAACGAATATCCAGAATATCCAGAACAACACTAACTTACGGGTCATGGTGGTTAAGGATTTCGGGAACGACGGAGAATGGGAGACGAAGGCAAGGAAGCATCAAACGAAGCTAATAGAACACTCAAGGGATTGAATAACGTATGCACGGGACTAACGCCAAGTTGAAGCCGGGGCCGGTTCCTGTTTGGGTTCCGATACCTAATTCCAGTCAAGAGTTAGCTATTGATAGCCGTGCCCATATTACGTTGTATACGGGCGCTAGAGGCCCCGGGAAAACTGATACCCAACTCATGAAGTTTCGAAAGCGGGTAGGTATGGGCTATGGCCCGTTCTGGCGCGGGGTTATCTTTGACCGGGAATACAAGAACCTTGACGATTTGGTGAATAAGTCCCGTCGTTGGTTCAACGCATTTGGGGACGGCGCTAGGTTCCTGTCGTCGGCGCAAGACTACAAATGGACTTGGCCAACGGGCGAAGAACTTTTGTTTAGGGCTATTAAGAAACTTGACGATTACTGGAATTATCACGGGCAAGAATTCCCCTTCATAGGTTGGAATGAAGTATGTAAGTATCCTACCCTTGAACTGTTTGACCGAATGATGACTTGCAACCGTTCGTCATTCGTACCTGAAAAGGATAACCCAAACCTACCGCCTATCCCTCTTGAAATCTTCGCTACAACTAATCCCTACGGGGCTGGACATTCCGTAGTAAAGCGGCGGTTCATAGACCCGGCTCCGTATGGGCAAGTCATTAAACGAACCATTGACGTATTCAATCCCCGCACACAAAAGCGGGAGCCTGTCACCAAAACGCAAGTTACTATCTTCGGTTCGTATAAAGAGAACATATACCTTTCCCCTGAATACATTGCCGAACTAGAAAGTATTATGGACGAAAACCTTCGTAAAGCTTGGTTGTGGGGGGATTGGGATATAGTCGCGGGCGGCGCTCTATCGGACCTATGGCGGAAGAATGTTCACGTAATCCCGCGAAGTAAGATACCGGCGGGCTGGAGTATAGACCGGGGATTAGATTGGGGTTCAACGCAACCATTCGCTGTCCTATGGTTTGCTGAAGCTAATGGCGAAGAAATGACCCTAAGTGATGGGTCTATATTCGCCCCGGCTCCCGGCTCAATTATCGTATTTCATGAATGGTATGGGTCCAAGGATATCGGGACGAACTTAGGATTAAGGTTATCGGCGGCGGATATAGCGGACGGAATTATAGACCGGGAATTAACGTTACTCAAAGACGAATGGATTGTAACCCGTCCATGGCCCGGCCCGGCGGACAACTCTATTCGAGACGTTCGGGAGGCTGACGTTGATACGCTCGAAAAGAAAATGGGGGATAAGGGCGTACACTGGCAACAATCAGACAAGTCCCCCGGCTCCCGTAAGATAGGCTTACAATTGATCCGGGAACGGCTGGAGGCTGGAATAAGGCGGGAGGGGGCGGGGCTTTATTTCATGTCGAATTGTATAGCGTCTATTTCAACGTTGCCAGCGTTGCCCCGTGACGAAGATAAAATAGACGACGTAGACACTGAAAGCGAAGATCATTGTTACGACGTAGTAAGGTATCGGGTATTAAAGGGAAGCAATCGCGCGGCTCGAAACCTAAAGCTGGTCTTTCCAACGTAAGGGTTAAACCAAATGCCCGTGAATACAGAACACGACGATTTGCGCGAAGTCAAGAAACAATGGGACGTAATCCGGGATTGCGTAGCGGGGGAAATAACTGTAAAGAAACGGCGGAATAAGTATTTGCCGATACCGAACCCGTTGGACGTGACGGAGGAAAACAAACTCCGATACGAAGCTTATATTATGCGGGCTGTCTTTTACAACGTTGTTAAGCGAACCCTTGGCGGACTAGTTGGCCAAATCTATTCACGGGAACCAATCATCGAAGTCCCCCCGGAACTGGAGCCATTAAAGGACGATGCGACGGGGCTAGGCGTCAACCTTACCCAACTATCTAAATTCGGGGCGGGCTATACTGTGGGGTACGGGCGCTCCGGGCTGTTCGTAGATTTCCCGGAGACAGGGGGAACGGTTACCCGGGCTGAACTTCAGAACGGAGATATGAAGGCGGGGTTTACGATCTTTGACCCAAAGGATATTATCAACTGGCGAACGTCTCCAAAGGGCGGACGTAGTATTCTATCCATGGTCGTAATCAAAGAAAATAAAGTTATTTCGGATGACGGTTTCGTACAAACTAAAAGGCCTGAATACAGGGTCTTAAGGTTGACGAACGGCGTATACACGGCGGAACGTTGGAGGGAGGCGGGGCGCTATCAAGAAATAACCCCCACACAAGCGAACGGGCAACCATTCAATGAAATTCCGTTTACGTTCATTGGACCCGAAAACAATGATCCGGATGTTGACGAACCTCCGTTGTATGATTTGGCGGCGCTTAATATTGCTCATTATCGCAATTCGGCTGATTATGAAGAAAGTTGTTATATTACTGGACAGCCTACGGCGTGGTTCAGCGGATTGACCCAACAATGGGTAGATGAAATATTCAAGGGTAAGGTTCAAATGGGGGCTAGGGCGGCTATCCCGTTGCCTATGGGGGCGCTAGCCGGAATGATCCAGCCCAACCCGAACACGTTGCCATTTGAGGCCATGAAGCACAAGGAACGGCAAATGGTGGCCTTGGGTGCCAAGCTGGTAGAACCGCAAGCCGTACAGCGAACGGCGACGGAGGCTAGCATAGACCAAAGCTATGAAACGTCTACGTTGTCGGCGTCGGCGGATAACGTATCGGACGCCTTTACCCAAGGGCTACGTTGGGCGGCGCAATTCGAAGGCGTATCCCCTGAAGCTATGAACGCTATCAAATTCGAATTGAATACCGAATTTGATTTGATTAAGCTATCGTCCAACGAACGTTCGGCGCTTATTCAGGAATGGCAAGCGCAAGCCCTTAGCTTTGGCGAAATGCGGGCGAACCTCCGGCGGGCTGGAATTGCTACTATGCCTGACGACGAAGCTTTGAAAGTTATTCGGGACGAACAAGAAAAGTTGGGGCTAGGGGACGTAACCTTAGACGAACCCGGTAGCGAACCTCCGGCGGCGTAAATGGCGTCTTTATACGACATGATGCTAAGACACTCCCTCTATCTGGAGGGGGCGAAGAAAGGTACAGCGGACGAATTTTCTTCGTCTGTTGTATCGGACCTTGACGCTGTAGTTAAACGGGCGTTTCAGAATATTAACGTTGACAACTTCGGAGAATTTACCAAAGCGGATTTTAATAGGTTTGTGGCAGATATCCGGCTCCGGACAAACGACGTTCATAACAAGAATACTAAAGAACTAATGAACGATACTAAGAAGCTGTCCCGGGTTGAAACTACCTTATTCCAAGGAATGTTTCGGGAGGATACCGGAGACAGGTTAGCTACCCCCTCGAATGTGTGGGGTAGTGTGAAGAATTCCAATATTCCAGCTACCGGGCAAACCTTTCAAAAGTCTGCCAATACGTTTCGGAATTCGTCTGTTGGGAATATCGAACGTCTTTTAAGGAATGGCTACGCTGATAAATTGGATACGACGGACGTATTCAAAAGTATTCGAGGGGTTAAATCATTAGGATATAAGGACGGAGTATTTGGAAAGATTAGCGGTTGGGGCCGAACGTTGGCTAGTACCCTAATGTCGCATACTAGTTCTTCGGTAAAGGATAAGATAGCCCCATCTTACTACGACGAATACCAATGGGTTTCTGTATTGGACGACGTAACTACTGAAATCTGTTGGGAACGTGACGGCGAGATTTATAAGATGGGGGAAGGTCCGCAACCTCCAGCCCATTACAACTGTCGTAGTACGACGGTTCCAATTAGCCCTAGCCGGGAAGATATTGAGGAACCGGATACGTTAGCCGAATGGTTAGACGGACAACCTAGCGAAGTCTTAAAGGATATCTTTGGGGACGTGGACCCTAGCCTTGACAACGTTAAGGTTATTTCGTTAGACGGGCTACGGGATAAGTTGGATATCATCTTGATCTAGTGAGGGTGTACCCATGGCAATGAAGCGCAAGCTAACCAAGGAAGAATATACGAAGCTAGCGGACGGTATCAAAGAACAATATACCGAAAGCGGGGACAGCTATATTCTTGATCTTGAGGGGGACGACGATACGGCAGAACTCCGGCGGGCGCGGGATAGGGAAAAGGCGGACAAGAAAAAGGCTCAAGACGATTTGAAGAAAGCACAAGCCCGGTTGAAGGAACTGGAGGGAGACGACGAAGGCGACGAACCCGGCGAAGATGACGAAGGGGAAGGCGATAGGCGTAGGCGTCCGAACAAACGAAAGACAACGGATATTGCCAAGCTTCAGAAAGCTTGGGACGACGAAAAGGGCGAACTGTCTACGAAGCTTTCAAGTAAGGACGAATTCATTAAAAAGCAAATGGTCAACGCGGCGGCTAACGAAATCGCTAGTCGTATTTCATCGGCTCCAACCCTTATGTCAAAGGCGTTACTTGAACGTCTTACCGTATCATTTGACGGAGACGAACCGGAATTAGTTATCTTGGACAAGGACGGGCAATCGTCGAAATTGACGACGGCGCAACTGGAAAAGGAATTTGTTGCAAATAAAGAATTTGCAGCTATTATTATCGGCAGTAAGGCTAGCGGCGGCGGTGCCCCGCGAAGTAGCCCGGATAGTAGGCCCCCCGGTGGCGGGGCTTCCGAAACTCAAAAGCCTGTTGATCTTTCAAAGGCTTCCGCTAAGGATTTGGCGGCGCATTTGAAAGCGAAACGGGAAGCGGCGTCGGAAGCTTAACCCAACGGAGGTAACTATGGCCCTTTCTGATTTGGCCGTCTTTTCCGAATTCGTCTATTCGTCTCAGACGGAAGTTCTGAAACAGCAAGTTGATTTGTTCAACGCGGCTTCGCGGGGAACTATCGTCTTGTCTACGAAGGCTCATGTCGGGGACTATTCGGACGAAGCCTTTTGGAAAAAGATTTCGGGTCTTGTTCGTCGGCGCAATCCCTACGGTTCAGGCGCGGTTA